AAAAACAGAGCTATATATGGTGTAGATAATACAAACTTTATTATGTCTAGTTTTGGTCTAGCAGGGTGTGAAGAGCTGTTGGCCGGGCTATTTCCAATCGGTGTAGAGGCAGAAGCTACAAAGGTTTCGCGCACTGTTGAACAAGTTTTAAGAGACGGTGTGCCTTATTGTTTTGATTTTCAGGATTTTAATTCACAACATAGTTTATCTAGTATGCAGGCAGTACTCGACGCTTATTTGCACACATATAAAACATATTTAGAATTAGATCAGTTACGCGCTATATATTGGGTGAGACAATCTCTGGAAAATATGTTTATTACTGGGGGTGACGGTATCCGCTATAAAGCAGAAGGTACACTATTATCGGGTTGGCGTTTGACAACCTTCATGAATACTATACTTAATTATATATATACCCAAGTAATTACAGAAAAAACACCTATCACTACCACTCACAATGGAGATGATATTTTGGGCGCTGTTACAAGTTTAAGGCAAGTACAGCAACTAGAATATAATGCGGTGAGTAAAAATGTACGTTTTCAAAACACAAAATGTTTTCTTGGTGCAATCGCTGAATTCTTGAGAGTAGATCACCGCACTGGTACAGGTTCACAATATTTAGCGAGATCCGTCGCAACATTTGTTCACGGGCCTACAGAGACAGTGGTCCCGAATGATCCAGTCTCTATTTTAAGATCAATTTACACTAGAAAGCAAGAAATATTATCAAGAAAGGGTAATAAGAAAGTAGTAGAACGTCTCTACAGAGCTCAGCTAAAGTTTACCTGTGACAAGTGGGATCTCGACTTTCTAGATATATTAGATATGGAAAACATACATATTAGTCTCGGAGGTTACAGTGATGATGTTAGTGACAGGGCTTTAGAAAAACGTTATCATCGCACTAGAATCAAGGCAGACGGCAGTGGTGCCTCAGAAGACGTGCCACGGTTGCCTATCTTACCAGGGTGTTTTACATTTTCTAGACGCATATCCAAGAAGTATGGATTATCAAATTACTTCAAAACAATATTAACAAGGACAAACTTGGCTGTTTATGACAGGTCAGCAGAT